TTGTGATGAAGCAGCCATGTATGGAGGCCGATGACGTTATAGCAGCCCTTGTTGAGCAGTACAGAGCGTCTCAGCAAATCCTAATCCACTCCAACGATGCCGATTTCCAAGCTCTGGTTGACGAGAATGTAAGCGTTTCCGACCGTAGCAAGAAGCTCGCTCACGTTGAACCTCACGACATACGGCTTTACAAAACGCTTGTCGGTGACGCTTCAGACAACATTGGCGGCATCGAAGGGTTTGGCGACGGTAAATGGCAGGTGCTTACTGAGACTGATAAAGAAGCATGGCGAGGCTTTCTCAAAGAAGAGATACCTGAGTGGATGGGTGACAACCTTTACCCGCTTAACGGCCTTACTAAAAAGCCTCGTGAGTGGATGAAGGTTACAGAGAACCAACAATTGTTACGAGTGTACTGGAAGATTGTAGGGTTTTTACCTGTTAATATGCAGGAACTGAGTGACAAATACACCTCAGTTGGAGTTTACAATCCTGCCAAATTCCAAGAAACGCTTGATAAATTTATGTGGAGTTAAGTTGAACTCAAGACACGCCCGTCAACTCTACCCTATTGCCCATTGTTTCCATTGTGGAAACCAACTGGGTATGGGTGAGGAGTACACAGTAGTTAGACAGGCTTTCAAACCTCCGCGTTCGTATGATCGTTGGAACGTGATAGGTAAAGCTTGTGTTAATTGTGAAGACCTAAAGAACACATACGACCTTAACGAACCCCTACCACTCAAGTGAGTCCATACCATGTTAGACCCGAACAAAATAGCGAAGACCCTTGTTGATCGCCGCAACCTAAACGCGATACTTCCAAAACTCGCCGCCACGCTCGCCAAAACCCAACTGCTTGGCTTTGACATCGAAACCCATGATGCGTTACGCCATGAAGGGTTAAATCAACTGATGAAGATTGACGATGACGGTAAAAAGTCAGCAGGCTCAAAGTTAATCTTCGATACTAACCGTACAACCGTAACTGGCTTCTCCCTCTACCCTGATGGCACTAATGAATCTTATTACTTTAATCTTGCCCATGCTGATACCGAGAACTGTATTAGCTTCGACGAGATTCGTCACCTCTTAGATACCTACGAAGGCTATTACGTCATCCACAATGCACCGTTTGAGATTGTGATGTTGGAGAAAGGCTTAAACACAAAATGGAAGCTCCCTCATGGCAAGGTGATTGACACGCTGATTCTATGCGTCACCGCGTACAACTCTGATACCTATACGAAGTCCGAGTTCGCCAAACGTCAACTGACAGGCTTATATAAGCTGATACCCGACATTATGGTGGCTTATGGCAGCGGTGACATTGAACGGCAAGAGGACTTGGTGAACAAGTTCTGTGCTAAAGAAAGCGATGCTGTTCACTCCTACAATGGTTTCGTGAAAGAGTTTGCATGGGGGTTTAACCTCAAGAAAGCCAGTAAGCATTGGCTTAACTATACCCAAACAACCTTTGAGGAAGTCTTGCAAGGCCGAGGCCACATGGGTCAGATTACAGGGGCTGAGGTCGTCAACTACGGGGCTGACGATGCGATAACCTGCGTGGGTATCTACCATGAGGTAATGGCTTGGCTGATGCAGGAAAACCCTAACGCGATTAAGACCTTCTTTAACCAAGAGAATCCTTGCTGCTGGGTTTATGCTCAGATGAATGCAAGTGGGATGCGTGTTGACGTTGACGCAATCTATCGCGCCCAAGATTCTCAGCGTATTGAGTACGCTGCTGGCTTGCGTAAAATGAAAACTATTCTTGCCGAAGCGTTAAGCACTGTCTGGACAGGTGAGCCGAGTCAACAACTCCTTAAATATGAGAAGTGGTACGAGAAAGGCCGCGACCGTTACCTGAAACTTATTAAACAGTTCGTCGCGTTACCTGATAACTTATCGGATTATGACCTTGTTAACTTTGGTGTTCGTTCGCCTGTCGGTAAAGGCTGGAGTGGGGAGGAGGTTAATTGTGTGAATTTGTCACACTATATGCCCATGCGCGTCATCTTGTTTGAAATCTTCGGTCTAAAAGCGATGGTTGAGGCGCGTAAGATTCAATCTGACGGTGAGGCGCGTGACAAGTTACGGGCGAAGGCAGACGAGAGCGGAAACAAGTTGGTGGTGGAGTTGATGGATTGCTATAAAGCGATGAGTGAGATCGAGGGATCACTCAAACTTTACATAACTAACTATTTAAAAATGCTAGACCCTGATACTGGAAGACTTTACCCCAGTATTAGTTCCATCTTAGATACACGGCGTACTGCTACCTCAAACCCTTCCCCTCAGCAGTTAACCAAGTTTGGTAGTAGTAAATTTGTCCGCTCATTCTTTTTACCTGATGATGAGAACTCCGTCATATTAGCACCAGACTTTAGTGCCATCGAACTTGTAATAATTGGAGGATATTCTAATGACGCAGGCTTTATTAAAGCTTACGGTCAAAGACCTCATGCTGACCTGCACAGCCACACAGGGGCTTTTATGTCAGGGTTAACGATTGAGGAATTTAATGCTTTACCTGATAAAAAACAAAGACGTACAGAGGCCAAGGCCGCGTCCTTCGGCTTTTGGTATTCAGGCTCTCTCAGCACTGTGGGTAAACCTTTGGGGTGGAGCCAAGAGAAGATATGGGAGATGACAGACATCTACAAGAATGGTTACGCTGAAGCCGAACAATGGCGTTTAGATACTATAGCGGAAGCAAAACAACGTGGCTATGTCGAACTACCTGACCATCTTCGTCGGTATCGCTTCGAGGCAACCCCGATGTGGGCCACACTGATGCAGCAAAAGTTTGAGAAGCTGGGTGTTAATGAATTCGGTAAACAATGTATCCGACGGATTCAAGCTAGAGCTAATAATCAAGGTTTGAATGCTGCCGTACAGGGTTTATGTGCGACTTACGCCAAGCGTAAACTTTACCGAGCGATGTTCAAAGACTTCCCACGTTTAGGTTTACGGGCAAGAGTGATGACCCTTGTCCATGATGAGTTAGTCGTTTCTGTGCATAGAGATGACGTTATGAAGGCTAAGAGTTACCTCTATGAGTTGATGATTGACGGTGAAGATATATTTGAAAATGTAAAGATTGACTCTAGCATGGCGATGGGGCGTAATTATTTGGCTTTTCATCCTGAGAAGAACAAGAAAGGTTTAGTTGAGCTGATGGAGATTGACAAGGAACTGCCTTGTATTCCTAAAGAGCGTTGGGGTCAAAAGGCTACTGACGAAGAGACAGGACTCATACTTGAACACCTTTTTACCTAATTTAGCTTGAGAACTCTTGAGTTTACCTTTAAAGAGAGAGGAGTTTTCCGTAAGACTGACAGTAGGACTCAAATGAATCTATTAGGTTTCAAGAAACTAACAACCCATTTTATTTGGTGTTACATGACAGGAGAGTACCCCCCACCCCATTTGTTTATTGACCACATTGACCGCGATGTTACGAATAACCGCTGGAATAACCTACGGATGGTTACAAAGCAGCAGAATTGTTCAAACATGAGTCAAGTCAAACGAGAAACCTTATATCTAAGAGGTGTGGTTAGAACCGACACAGGAAAACTCAGGGCAAAATGTAGTTTTGAGCGCAAACAATATCTTGGCCCCTCCCGACTAACCCAAGAAGAAGCCCACCAAGACTACATCGAACTCCATAAAAAGTTACACGGTGAGTTTTCTAATTATGTAACTCCTTAACTTGTGCTAAAATCGAACCCTAAGCTACTAGGGTTCGATTATGGCGATCACAGACTTCTCAAAACATTTAATGCTAAGTGCCTTGTTAACCACAACAAGAAACCCTTCAACATTAAAACATCGCGCTGTTCCCCTACACAATGGCGTTCTAATCGACCCTGCCACGTATCTTGGTGCTGATGCCCAAGTCTTTGATTTGCACGTTTATGGCCATAACCCTCCTGCGGTGACAAATACTGAAGTCATTCAATGGACAGCGGTAAACAACTGGCCAACGATTACTGAGATAGCAATCCTAAACGCTGGCTCCCAAGATGTTATCGCTCGTGCAGTCCTGCCCTCACCGTACACCATGACGGCTGGGAGTATCTTCACCGTACCCATTAACTCGTGGGAGATAGCCCTTGTTTAGCTCCCTAGCCAAGGCTCACGTTAGGTTAAACTACCTACAGAATATCGACTTGAATCTATTCACGGTCGAGACAGAGTATCAGGAGTTTGCGGCCAACACGTCTTTCAGTGACAGTTACTCTTTCGCGTTATCCACGAAAGTACCCAGTGTCCGAACCTTTATCTTGAAGATACCTGTCCTGCGTTATTACTTCGACTCCTTTGGCGGTATTGATATTACTGTCAACAAAGATACGAACATGGCTTGGGTAGAATGGATGTACAACATACACAAACTCCACAAACCGTTTCTGTTTACACACCCTGTTTACGGTGTCGTAAAGGTGAGATTTAAGGAAGCCTTGAAAGTGCCTAAAGGAGTAAAAGGTGGTCAAGCTTGTGTCGAGGCTTTAGAGTTACAGTTGGTTGAAACTTCAAACCCAAACCCACTTGCTAATTTTGTACCTCAATTCGACACCCTTCTTTTTGATTTCCCTTACCACCTTGTCAGTACCGAATACAAGCCCGAAGGTTTAGCTGTACCATTAGGCGGCAACTATGCTTACACTGTGACAGGGAATAAGCCTGAACAGAGAAAGTTCACGCTTTACTTCAAGGGGTTCAAGTATATTCAAGATGGGTTGAATCTCCGCACCGACGAAGATGCTCAACTGAACATGGCTCGGCTTGAGATGTTTTATAACTTACATAAATTATACAAACCCTTTGATTATAATCACCCTGTTTTTGGCATAACTAAGGTAAGATTTGACCAACCGTTAAAAATTCCCACAGGGCTGCAAAATAGCAACTGGACTGGCGACTTACAGTTAAATTTAATTGAGGTAGTTACCGATGCTTCCCGTTACTACTAACCCTACAGAGCATCTTGCCGAAGCCCGAAAGCTTAACCCAAACCCGTATGTTGAACTGTTCAAGATACGCATTAACGATGATACTTATATCTGGGCTACAGCCCACCCAACAATTAAGTGGAGAGATGAGACTTGGGAAAATTACCCTCTCAGCTTCAGCGGCTATACCGTTCAATCGACTGGGGAACAGTCTCGCCCTAAGCTACAGATAGCAAATCCAAACGCGATGTTCTCCTCCTTTGTCGCCAACAATACGTTTAATAAAGCTACCGTTGAACGATATATGGTTTTCAGAGATGATTTAGTTAATGATGTTCGCGTTTACATTCGTAATAAGTGGCAGGTAAGCCGAGTCGCCTTGCTAACAAAAGACAGCATCACCTTAGAGCTGAGAAGCATCCTTGATGGCGTTCGCTATACCTTACCTGCAAGGCAGTATCTACCACCTGATTTTCCGTCAACAACAATGGGTTAGGGGAAAAAGTGTTGCAGATTAACAATTTCATAAATATGCCCTACACTGACGGCGATCAAGATTGCTACGGCTTAGTTCGTCGCTATTATTTAAGCGAATACGGCATCCTGCTTAGAAATTATGCTCGCCCAATCGGTTTCGACCATGAAGGCTTAGACCTTATCTTTGATAATTTTCAGAAGGAAGGTTTTGAAAGCCTTAAGACTTTTAGTCAAAACTCTTTAGAAAAAGGCGACGGTATCTTGTTACAAATCGCAGGTGGAAAAGCCGTAAACCATGTAGGTGTTTATCTAGGCAACGGCTATTTTTTACATCACCTGTACGGTAAACTATCTGAGGTCAGCTATTTCGACCCAAGATGGTTTGCGCGAACCGCTTTCGTTGTTAGACACCCTGACGTTAGAGAAGCGAATTGTAAAGCGATTCAACAAGTCAACTTGCTTGACCATTTACCACCACACCTAAAAGAGAGAATGGGTTATGGAAACTAAACTGCTTTCTTTTTGGAGTCCAAGTGTCGAGCGTTGTGGTTACGTCAACTTAAATGATGAAATCTTTGAGTTACCCAATATCCATGAGGATAAGAGGAACGGGTTTGAGCTTGCAGAGATTCCTCCTGAAGCTGTAGCCTTGTGGCACACACACCCATCAGGCTGCCCTAATTTGTCGATTGAAGACTTTCACCTCTTTAATAGCTTGCCAAACCTACTACACATCATTGTCGGCATCCGAGAAGTGGCTTACTACTTTGTTGACGTTGACGGTTCCCTTTTACGCAGGGAGAATAACCTTGTATCAAGTTAGCCTTGAAGGTTTAAGTTTAGAGATTACCGCAAACAGTCCTCGTGAGGCTTTGTCGATTTTTCAAAGTCACTTACCTCAGAATGTCAGACACATTGTTGAGGTAAATAACATCCACTGTGTTGCCGACTTAGATGAGATAAAAGACAGCGGTGTGTTGGAGATTAAGAAAAAAATCTTCGGGGCAGGTGGAGGTAGCGAAAAAGGTAGTTGGTTACAGATTGGCTTAGGTGTTTTGTTAATTGTGTTCGCACCTTGGGCAGCTACCCACGCAGGTGGTTTACTTTTTGGGGCAGGTAAGGGAGCCATCGCTACCTTCGGTTTCCAGCTTGCGCTAGGCGGAGCTATCGCGCTCTTGAATAAAGCCCCTAAAGCTGATCCCACTTCGGGGGACAAAAAAAGTCGATTCATTAACGGTAATGCTAACACAATCAAGGAAGGTACACCGATACCTTTGATTTACGGCCTACAAAAAGTTTACCTCCATTTCCTATCTTTCGACCTAGATGCGAAAGACTACAACCCGACGGACTAACTTATGACTTTGCCGAAGCTTCTGAAACCATTGAAGTCTTTACAACCGCTGAGAATACGCGGCGCAGGCGGTAAGAAGCCTAAAAGCCCAACCTACACAAACGACAATTTATTCTCGCGGGATAGTGTTGAGATTCTGTTGGGTGTCGGGGAAGGCCCATTACAGGGGCTGGAGCATGGAGCGCAAAGTCTCTTTGTTGGAGATGTTCCGCTTAAACGTATGGAAGGGTCAACACTTATTAACAACTTCGCTAACCTAATCATCAACCCAAGTTATCTTGGGGACACGGTAGGCGCAGGTGTTGACTACCACAATGGCTACCCCACAGGAGTGGCTCAAAACGTAATTTTCCAAAAGGGCGGTACTTCGGCTTCGGTTGATGTGGGGACACAAGTTCTTTACTCCACTCCAGTTATCCGCTATACGCCAAGCAATATGCGCGGACGTATCAGCAAGCTGGAGATTCGGGTTAATATCGCGCAACTAGGTAGGGAAACTCCTGATGGAACTTTCCCCAACACAGCCAAGTTTCGTATTGAGTATAAGACGAGCGATCCTAACTCTACTTGGACGATTTTAGAGTCTCATTTGCATTCTGACTATCCAACAACTCCTGACTTCGATCAGCTTCCTACAGCCAAGTCTTTAGTTGTTGTCTCCAGCTTACGAGACGGACAAAACGAGTACCAGTTGGAAGGCAAAACAGGCTCAGGTTTTGTTATCGACTTCGTGATACCTGATCTCCCTCCTCAGTTTGAACAAGATTGGGTGATTCGTATCACCAAGAACACGCCAGACTATATTTCTGACGGCAGCACTACAAAAGAGATTGCTGAGATTATTTTTGATAGTTTTCAGATGATAGGTGAGGTTTCCAAAGATTTCCCTAATACAGCTCTTATTCACGTTCTTGGTACCGCTTCTGACCAATTTAGTAGTTTGCCTGATTTCTACGGCATCTATAAAGGCTTAAAAACTCCTGTTCCCGTAGGCTACGATACGGCACTCAGCAACCCCCACGAAAACGTAAATTGGACAGGCGCAACCGAGATTAAGTATCACAGCAACCCTGCTTGGGTCCTCTATGACCTGCTAAATAACGAGCGTTACGGTTACCGTAGATACGTCACCGACTTGAAACTTAACCGCCAAGACTTCTACGAAGCAGGTGTTTGGTGCGATTCACAAGTTGTTGGCAAGAACGGCAGCCCTGAACGCCGTTACACGATGAACATAACAATTGCGGAAAATCAAAACGCTTGGGAGTACCTGCAAAACATCGCAGGAGCCTTTGACGGCATCTTATACGATGATGGTGAAGGCACTGTACGGCTCAAGGTGGATAAATGGGTTACACCTAAAATCCTAATGACTCCTGAGACGATTAACGCCGAAGGTTTCGCGTACAGTTTTACAGACGTGGCAACGCAGTATAACGAACTGACAGTGAGCTACCTTAATCCCGAAAGAGGGTGGGAGGAGTCGCGCACCATTGTCAGTTACGGAAAAGCAGATACGTCAGTGGATAATGGTCAAGCCATTAACGGAGTTATCCCTTTAGACTTCGTAGCCGTTGGCTGTCTCACTGAGAGCGAAGCGGTAAGACGTGGTAGAGCAAGGGCTTTGACAGCGAGTACCGAAAACACCATCGTTAACTTTACAACGACAAGATTAGGTATTGCCCTAGACCCGCTTGAGATTTTCTATGTTGCTGATCCTTACATGAACTGGGGACAAACTGGCCGAGCGGAAGTTATCTCAGGCCGCAATATCTATCTTCGGGATGAGTTACCGTGGACTGTTACCGATCTCAGTGTCCCCTATCAAATGCGTATTCAGACTCTCTCTAATGTGCTTTTGTGCGATGTACTGTTAACGTCGCCGACAAGTCTTTTGATTATTGACCCCGTAAGTTCAGGAGCTGTTGCTGCCTCTGTCTTTGACAATGCTCACTTTGCCGAGTTCCCTGTTTTCGTTCTGTCGGGTGGCCGTATCCCCTACGGGCAACCTAAGCCTTTCCGCGCCACCACGTTGGAGCCGACAAACAACTATAACCTATTCAATATCTCAGGCTTAGAAGTAAACCCTGCTAAGTTTGACATTATTGGTGACGGAGTTAACGTGATTGCCCCCTCAATCACCACTGACATACTTGACGGTCTAAACTTACGCAAATACTTTACGGATAAATACATCGCCCCTTTGAGTCAGTATAGCAGT